TGTTGGTTGTGATGTAGAGTTTGGCAAATGGGCAATAATGGGTGCCAGACAAGGTGCTTACATGACCATGTTTGAAGATGATTGGGACTATCATGAAGTTCGTGACTTTAAGAAACTTGATATCCTATGGAACTTTACAATGGATAAAGGACTACAGCAGAGCGAACAGTTTGCAAATATATTGCGTAAACGACTAAACCTTGATATACTGAGTATGTCGCCTGAGCAAAGTGCATGGTTCAAGCGTAATCAGCGACAGTATCATAATGTTGATATTATGTTGCCAGAAAGGGATTTTAATAATGTCATCCGAAACGCTGCTAGACAACAATGGTGATCGGGCGGTCGCTGATAGCGATGGCAACCTTCACAGCGACTTTATGTCTAGTGCTGAACAAATGCAAAAGAAACTTGGACCTGCTTTGTGTCTTGCAAAGTGGCAACAGACTAGTTTGCACCTAACAACTGGTCATACCAACAGTTGTTATCATCCACCGCTGCATAGGATTGATGCTAATGAACTTAAAAGTAACCCCAGTGCGCTCCATAACACCGCTCATAAAAAGACCCAGAGAGCACGAATGCTTGGTGGAGAGAAGCCAGAAGAATGTTCATATTGCTGGCGTGTTGAAGCCACGGGAAACCTATCCGACCGACATTACAGATCGGGGGAACCTTGGGCTGCTGAGAAGTTTAGCGAGATTTTGGTTCAAGACCCTCTGACATGGAATACGAATCCTGCGTATGTTGAAGTAAACTTTAACAGTGCTTGTAATTTAAGTTGCTCCTATTGCAGTCCACAGTTCAGCACGAGTTGGATGAAGGAAATCAATGAATATGGTGCTTATCCTACTTCTAATAACCATAATAGCCCTTCTTATTTTGGGAGTGATCGTAAACCTATACCAAATCGGGAAGATAATCCTTATGTTGATGCGTTCTGGCGATGGTGGCCAGAACTCTACCCTAACCTAAAACATTTCCGCATGACAGGCGGCGAGCCACTTATGGATCGCAATACCTATCGTGTGTTTGATTATGTGCTAGAGAATCCAAAGAAAGATTTACATCTTAATGTAACTTCAAACTTTAGTCAAGATGAATATGTGTTTGACAAGTATCTTACCTATGTCAAACATATGTGTGGTAACCATGTGCTAGAGCATTTCATGCAGTTTGTCTCTATCGACGGATACGGAGAACGTGCTGAATATGCTCGCCATGGTCTTGATTTTGAACTTATGAAGAGTAATGTAGAACGGTTCTTAACTGAAGTTCCAAGTCGTAATAGCGTTACATTTATTATTACAATGAATGTGTTGAACATTACGAGTCTCAAAGAACTAATGGAATGGATACTTGAACTTCGTGCCAAGTATAGTAAGACTTATCAACGCATTTGGTTTGATACTCCAATCCTTCGTGAACCTGCATGGCAATGTATTGATATTTTACCGCCAAGTTATGCTTGGTTCTTGCAGAATATTGTTCATTGGATGAGGCCACAAGCAGAAACAGTTGCTACACGTTTCAATGGGTTCAAGGATTATGAAATTGCTAAACTTCAACGTGTAATAGATTGGATGCATGAACATCACCGTGAAGATACAACTGCTATGGCAGATTTCTATCGTTTCTTTAATGAGCATGATGCTCGCCGTAAAACTAATTTTATTGAGACATTTCCAGAGATGAGTGACTGGTATAATAATTGTAAGTATTGGGCAGATAATGCGAAGTAAATTACCAAACGAATCTTATCTAGAATATAAACAGCGAGTATTAGATACCAAGAGTGCATCATTCTGTGGTGCAAAGTGGTATAATGCAACTATCTGGTTAGGAAGTGGTCAGACCACGAGTTGTCATCATCCGTTACCTCATCAGGTAACTTTGGAACAAGTGTTGGCGAATCCTGCCGCACTTCACAATACACCTGAAAAGAAAGCGCAACGTGCGCAAATGCAGAAGGGTGAGCGTCCAAGTGGTTGTGAATATTGTTGGCGTATTGAAGATAGCAGTGCAACCGCTATAAGTGACCGCCCTTATAAAAGTATGATATTCAGTGAAGAAGAATTAAATGATGCATTTAATCTTCTACCTGAAAACGATGTAAATTTAAGAACCTTGGAGATAGCCTTTGACCGTACTTGCAATTTTGCCTGCAGCTATTGTAATCCTGCATTTAGCACGACCTGGGTCCGAGATATTAAGACGAATGGCGGTTATAGCGGGCTTCATAGCGATGGGCGTAATCATTTTACACATACTCACGACAGTAGCCAACTCTATGGATTTAGTGATACCAATCCCTATGTAGAAGCCTTTTTTAAGTGGTGGGAGAGCGATCTACACAAAACGCTGCGTGAACTTCGTATCACTGGCGGCGAACCACTTATGAGTGGACATACATGGAAGTTGTTAGAATGGTTTAAAGAAAATCAGGGCAAAAGCCAAACTAAATTAGCAATCAACAGTAATTTAGGTATGGATGATAAACAAATTGATAAGTTTATTGATGTTATTCAAGGCTTGGATATTGAAGTTTATACTAGTTGTGAAAGTTTAAATGGTCAAGCAGAGTATATTCGTGATGGTTTAAATTATTACCAATGGTTTGATAATATGGTTAAACTGTTTAAGAGCGGTACTGTAAAACAACTACATGTTATGGCAACTATTAATGGATTATGTTTGCCTAAACTTCCTGATTTCTTAGAACACATGATTGATTTTAAACAGGCATATGGTCGTGAAAGTTTAACAGTTACTTTGAACATTTTACGCTTTCCAAGTTTTCAAAGTCCATTGGTGATGCCAGATAAAATAAAACAAGAATGTGCAGCACGGTTGCAAGCGTTTCTTGATCGTTGGAGTGATAGCAAATGGCTACATCAGATGGAAGTAGAGCATATTCGTCGTCTTATAGAATACTTAAATAGTGTAGAATCTCCACATGCTGGCGCAAGTTCTATGGACATATTGCAGAAAGATTTTAAAACATTCTATACGCAATATGACCAACGCCGCAATAAAAATTTTGCAACGACATTTCCAGAATTAAAGGATTGGTATGACAAGTTATAATTATGGTGATAAAAAACCATTAAACATATCTGTTGAAAATTTAACAGAAAAACATAAAGATTTACTATTTGAAAATAAATCATTTTGTATGTATCCATGGATTCATTTACATGCGTTTCCAACAGGTGAGGCATATCCTTGTTGTAATACAGAAATGAAAAGCACAATTGGTAATACCAAAACTCAAACAATAGAAGAAATTTGGCAAAGTCCTGAAATGCAAGAAGTCCGAACAAAGATGCTTGCAGGCGAAAAAATTGATGGTTGTCGTAGGTGTTATGAACAAGAAGACAGCGGATTTTTTAGTTTACGGTTAAGTGCCAATAAGCACTTTGGACATCATATTGCGCTTACCGACAATTCAAATCCAGACATGAAACTTATCTATTGGGATATTCGTTTTTCAAATCTTTGTAATCTTCGGTGTCGTAGTTGTGGTCATTTCTTTAGTTCTAATTGGTATGATGATCAGGCTAAAATAATTGCAGATGAAAAAAGCAAAGGTTGGGATAAAGTATGGAAATCAGACAATAGTAGAATTAATTTTGCTGGCAAAACTGAAAATGACATCTGGGAACAACTTGAACCACAGATTGATAATCTAGAACAAGTTTATTTTGCAGGTGGTGAACCACTCATTATGGAAGAACATTATCGTCTTCTTAATGAATTGATCAAGCGTGGTCGTACTGATGTTCGTCTAGTATACAATACTAATTTCAGCCAACTTACTTACAAGAAAACAAATGTTTTAGAATTATGGCGTGAATTTGATTCGGTAAGCGTGGGAGCAAGTCTAGATGCTATGGGGATGCATGGTGAATATATTCGTAAAGGAACTAACTGGGCGCAAGTTGAACAAAACAGAGAACAGATGTTAAGAGTATGTCCAACGGTAGATTTTTATATTAGTCCTACCTTGAGTATTTTGAATGCGCTGCATCTTCCTGATTTTCATAGAGATTGGGTTGAAAAAGGTTTATTAAAACCACAGGATTTAAATGTCAATATTCTTCAAGACCCACCTTTCTATCGTATTGATGTATTACCTTTTCAATATAAAGTAGATGTGCAAGAGAAATATCTTGAACATATCGAATGGTTAAAACCAAAAGATAACTTAAGACGTGCGACAGTTGGTTTTGAAAGTGCAATTAAATTTATGATGGGCGACGATAAAACAAATTTATTGCAACAATTCAAAGCAAAAACTGCGCAGCTAGATAAAATTCGTGGTGAAAATGTTTTAGATGCTATTCCAGAATTAGGACTACTTTATGAATAATTCATTTTGTGTTCTGCCATTTGTAAGCATCGAAGCAGATCCTATGGGCAAATGCAAAGTTTGTTGCTTAAGTTATGATACGATACCCGATATTGATCTTAAAACACATACTTTGACCGAAGCATTCAATAGCCCTTATATGAACGACCTTCGTCAAAGTTTCTTAAATGGCGAGAAGCCAGAAGGTTGCAATCGTTGTTGGAGTGAAGAAGCAAGTGGTAGAACAAGCAAGCGTATGCATAGTGAAATGCGTCTGCGTAATATACTTGGTGATACCGAGTTAACGTCTGCTAACGATGGTGCATTGATGTTTCTTGATTTAAAACTTGGAAACATTTGTAATCTTAAATGCAGAATATGTGGAAGTTTTAGCAGTTCAAAGTGGGCGCAAGAAGAAATTGACATATATCCAGATAATCAAAGTGCAAGAGAAAATTTAATTAATGGGCGTTGGCCTCGTAAATCAAAAAAATTCTGGGAAGATTTAACTCAATTATTAGCAAATACAAAATATTTTGAGTTCACGGGCGGTGAACCATTCCTTATTGATGAACATTTTGATCTGCTGCAAATAGCGGTTGATATGGGGTATGCTAAGGATATTGAAATCCATTACAACACAAATACAACTACATTTCCAAAACGTGGATTAGAACTGTGGCCTCACTTCAAGTTAGTTGAGATTGCCCTATCAATAGATGATATTGGACCACGTTTTGAATATCAACGTTATGGTGCTGTTTGGAATAATAGTATAGAAAATTTAGAAAAATTTAGAGAACTCCGTAAAAATAATAAAAATATTAAGTTACAGTTGTGCCTAACAAGCAATGTGCAAAATTTTTATTATATTGATGAAATGTGTGAATGGATTCCACGTCAACGTTTTGATTATGTCTACTTTAATGTGCTGCATGATGCATGGTATTTTTCTATTGCCAATTTAAATAGCGTAGCAAAAGAATTAATATACAACAAGCATAAAGATTATGCGGGTCCATATGCAGACGAAGTTAAAAACCTACTTGAATTTATGATGCAAGGTAAAGGCAGTGATTGCACTGAACTTGTACAACAACTAAAAAATAGTGACCTACAGCGCAATCAAAAGTTTAGTGATTATCATCCAGAAATGGCAGCGGCGATTGGCTATGAATGATTTTTGTTTAGCGCCTTGGACGCACACATTTATTTCTCCTGTCGGAGAAAGACGCCTGTGCTGTGCGTCACGAGAACCTGCCCAAAACTTTCAGCAATATATCGACACTGCTGGCGGCGATGGGCAATTTAATCCGCTCACGCTAAAGGATTGGTGGAATGGCGAACATATTAGAGAGATTAGAAAACAATGGTTGGCTGGTACGGTTCCATCAGCATGTGAAGTCTGCGATAAAAAGTTACTTAACACTTCTGTATATCGTGATTACTTTGGACATCTTTTTGGTCATCTACGAGATGCTGCGGTGGCTAATACAGATGCTAATGGTTACACAACTTTAGAACCCGTATCATGGGACTATCGCTACAGCAATGTATGCAACTTCAAATGCCGTATGTGTGGCGATATGCTGAGTTCAGCATGGGAAGTTGAAGTTCGCAAGAATGAAATGGTTGACTTGTCCAATCCAAAAAACCATTGGATGCAGCCAAAGAACCGTCATGCTATCCGTGATTTTACTCGTGACGTAGTTATACCAGAATTTAAGCAAGCAATTGAAAACAAAAGTGTTCGTGAAATTTATTGGGTAGGTGGCGAACCATTACTCTATGATGAACATTGGTCATTCATGCGTAGAATAATAGAACTTGACTATGCAGATCAAGTTCGTGTAAGATATAATACAAACTTGAGTTATTGTAAAGACAAAGAAGGAACCCTATGGGAACTTCTTGAAAACTTCCCACATTGGGAAATATGCGCAAGTTTAGATGGAACAGGAGCAATAGGCGAATATGTTAGGACTGGCCTTAATTATAGCGAGTGGTATAGTAACTTTAGACGGGGGATTGAATCTTCGAAACACCCTAGACAAATGCGTATTGATTTTACTCTTACTTTACCTGGTTTGTTTGACCTTGAAAACATTATAAATTTATCCAATGAACTGAATGTTGATTTGCTGAGTAAGGTTGTATTTGCCTTCTCTCCTGACATACTACTCAGCCCCCTAGCCTTACCTAGAACGGTCTTAGAACCACTTCTAGAGAGCATACAGACACGTATCAAACCACTTATCACTAGTCGCACACAAAGTCTATGGGACACAATAGAACACCTTAAAAGCCGTCCTACTTTTGAAGAACAGTTCCCTGATACCTATAAAAGAGAAGCAATTCGTGGTAAAGCACATCTTTTAAAATTGGAATCTATTCGCAAAGATGCTAAGATAAAGATGGAAGATATCCTTGTTGGCGATGTCTTGGAATGGTGGAAAAAAATATGACTATTATAATGACCCTTCGCAATCCGCTTGATAAAGAGAAATTGCTGCCTGTTTATATTGAGCCTAATAATACCCAATTAGCACAAGATTGGATTGCGGCATTAAAGATAGAATTACAAAAGAATAGTCCAATTGAGAAAAACTATTGCTGGCATGGTTGGCCAAATGGTGGTCGTAACCTTGAATATCTTTGCAAAGAATTAAGTAAACACACGCAAACCGTATATCATTATAATGACCTTGGTATATGGCAATCGGCTGGTTTAGATAACATAAAAATTAATACCGTATACACACCAGATACGGTAATGTTACCACTTGCAGATGATCCTGAAAGTGGCGGACCAAATCACGATATTATGAATGAAGTTCATAATTATTTTGAACATCTTCAAGGAACAGTTGAAAATTTAAGTTCTTATTATAAACTTGCGCCACCTAATGTAAAGTATGCCATTCGTCAAATTAATAACCTATGTCATGAGATTGAAACGCTATGTTTAAGTTTACGTAAGCAAAAGTTTAAGCCTGAATGGATTCGTCCAAGTCAGATTACTACTTTTTTAAATGCTACCCGTTATAATTTAACCGCAAAACATCGTGAAGGTTTTATAAGCAATGGGCATGATCGCAAGTTTGCGCATGTTTACATGCATTGGACACAAATTGGTAAAACACTTATGGAAGTGTTTCGTGATGAGGGTGCGCCAACTTTAGATCAGGCAACTTGCGATGCTATCACACACTTACAGTATTACAGTGGTGAGTTTGACGTTGAATGGGGTCGTGATGTTTGTTATGGTAAACATAGTTGGCATACACACGAACAAGATGCTTTTAACGCATGGCTGCGTCATGAGGGTTATGATCCCACTGATCCTAATTTAAGTTTAGGATATCTTGAGATTGCTGCGGTTGACTTGATGCGTAGTTTTGGTACCACAAATGAAAGTGACATTTGGACATTGATGGGGAATTATTTGGATATCTATAGTTTAGAAGTAGATGGCGTTAAAGCTGTTTATGATTATAGTTGGAGCGATGCGAACCACGAGCAACGCCAGCTATCATACTTGATGCCAGGTTATAATAGCCACAATGTTTGACACTTACTGGTATGATTACGATGATTGTACGGATATTAAAGAACTAATTGCCAAAGCCGTTGCTGCTAGTCGCACAGACTATGTATGGTTGCGTCATCGTGCGGTAGATTATACTAATTTTAATTTACGTTACATGCCGCATCGTCATCAAACTCATATGTTACATGCATGGGCAAGTCATAATAATCCACAATGTTATACAACTTGGTTAATACCCATCGATAATAATAGTGAAATGTGCTATCATGGTGGTATATTACCTATCATAACACCGCCGCTGTGGAATACAAGTGATCAGATTCAGTATGATGGTTTCAATTTTAATTGGTATCCTGATGTATGGGATTGGAACAAGCAGCATCATTTTGCAATGAATGGCACCACACAGTTATCCTATACAAGTGTGGGAAATGGTGCGGAGATAAAATATCATACTTCTAAATTAAAATTCAATGGCATTGGTATGTTGTATAATATCAATGATATAGATAATTCACCCTATGAATGGAATTGGATTTTAGATAGTCGCATAGATTATACAGATTTTAATTTTGATTGGCTCCCTGATGCATGGGATGCAGATAAAATTCATGAGTTCTGCATGTGGGGCGCTGAACAATTATCTTATACACGATTAATGCGTAAGAATTGCAGCAATGAGCGAGTATATCATCATTCATATCTGCTATTCAAAGATATTCCTAAATTAACTGAGACCATTCCTATTGATAGTGAATGGGTATGGATAATAGACGAGCGCATAGATTACAGCAATTTTAACTTTAATTGGTTGCCAGATGCATGGGACATCAATAAAACACATGCCTTTGCTATGAACGGCACTGAACAATTATGTTATACGTTTTTGCATAATACCAAAGTTCCAAGCAACGAAATAAAATATCATGATGCAAAGTTAAAATTTGATCCAAGCAAGCCAAATGATGAATGGGTTTGGGAAAAAGATGAGCGTATAGACTATGGCAACTTTGATTTTAGTTGGTTGCCAGATGAATGGGATACGGATAAAACACATGTATTCTGTATGGCTGGTACGCAGCATCTTGGATACACCAAACTTATCAATACAAAGAATAAAAATCCTAAAACCGTATATCATCGAAGTGATTTACATTTTTTACCACAAGTTCGTCCTGTTATCTACTGGCAAGATTATACAAACACATTTAACTTAGAAACGTTGCAAACACTTGCAATGGGTAATGAGTGGACATGGATTGCTGATCGTCGTATTGATTATAGCCAATGGGATTTTGAATGGTTGCCCGATGGTTGGGATACTAATTACATCCATGCCTTTACAATGGCTGACAAAGAACAATTAAGTTATACGGTTCTTATTCATCGTAATGCTATTACAAATTTTATTGATTACAAATATCATCAATCATCATTAAAATTTAATGATACACATGCTGATATGTGTTTCTTGAACACTAATTCATTTGATAATCCATATACACCAGATTTTCAAGTTCGTCTTATTACCACAATGGAAGAATCTATTAAGGCTGCAGTAAAGAAGTGCAACCGTGAGTGGCTATGGATTTACAGCGATGTCTGTGAATATGATGGATTTGATTGGAACTGGTTGCCTGACCTTGACCAACGTGATCAGATACATTGCTGGCCGAGTGGAACATGTGAGAAGGGCGATACATTCTTAATCCATGTTCCTAGTTTTAATGCGGACAAGTTAAAATTTAATTTTGATCATGCACCACTACAGCGTAAACGCTGGCCTGTTATTTCTGTCACTGACAATTGCTTGGCATGGGACTTGAACAATTATCCACGTAATCGTGGAATTTATACGGTATATTCTTATACTGGATTTGTAGATTATCCAGATGTTTGTCTATGGGATAAGCGACCTGTTGTCAGTATTAACCGTAGTAATAGTACCTGTCTTGTGCCACGTGATTGCATTGTTGATAAAGAAATATACGAATATCCACATCTGCTTCGTTATCCTGAGTATGGTACAGATATTCCTATTGATGTAATCTTCATTGATAATAAAGAAAGTTGCGCAACCGATAACTGGAATAGGTTACTAACCGTTTATCCTAGTGCAAAGTCAATCAGTGGAATTAATAATAGGCTAGAAGCATATCGGGCGGCAGCGTTTCAAAGCGATACACCATGGTTTATTGCTGTGTTTGCCAAGTGCTATGTATTAGATAATTTTGCAGAACTAAATTGGCAACCAGATTTCTGGCAAGAACCTAAACATTATATCTTTCATAATCGTAATCTTAATACAGGATTAGAATATGGACATATGGCACCTATTGCATATCATTGTCAACTCATGTACGAGAATAGAGGTGGACTTGATATGACACTTGCTCAACGTCATACTACTGTGCCAATCACTATAAGTGAAACTAATCTTGAAGGTGATGATTGGTTAACTTGGCGAACCGCATTTCGTGAAGTTATTAAGATACTGCATTATGGCAGAGAAAATCCTAGCGTAGAGAATGAATATCGTCTATGGGCATGGCGTAATGTTGCCAAATGTAATAATGCTTCGATGCAACAGTTGGCAGTAAAACATGCAGAAGAATATTATGCGGTAAGTGGTGGTAACGAAGAAGCATTGATACTAACAAGCGAATGGGATTGGCTGTACGAACACTATTCTCGTCTTATACCGCAGCCAATACAGTTGTAATAACATAATCTACATCATCATTACTTAAATGAGTATGGGATGGTAAACTAATAATTTTACCAGTTAATGATTCACTGCGTGAACAACCATGTGTATTCCAATGTGCGGCGAACAATTCATTGTGTAATGGAAATTTATAATGACTACTGAAACCAATCTGTGCATTATGCAATGCGTTACAGGTTTCCTCATAGTTTGGCGTTATAATAGGAAACACATACCAATTATATAAATTTTGGTAAGCAAATTGTGGCATTGTAATACTATTATGATTATAAAATGCATCACAGTATTTTTTAATAATTTGAATTTTTCTGTCAACCATTAAATTATAATTTGGAATATTTGCCGCAACCAATGCTGATTGCATACTTGTTATACGTGATGTTGTTCCAATATAATTTATTTTTCCATCTGTTCCATATTGTGATTTTCCGTTAGTGCAAATTGAATCTAATTTCGCAACATCAATTTTATTTGTTATTATTGCTCCACCACCAGCACTTCCGCCAAAATTTTTATAAGCATTGAAACTTATGCATACGGCATCTGCTATAGTTTGATCATACTGTGGGGTGGTAATACAAAAACTTTGGGCAGCGTCTATGATTAATTTAAGGTTTCGAGCATCACACCATTTCCTCAATTTATAGATATCGCAGCCCTGACCGTACAAATCAACAACAATAACTGCACTTATTTCTTGTGGATATAAGTTATAAACACGATCAAGATCATCTAAATCCATTAACCAACTATTATCTATATCAACAAATGTAGGTATGCAAGATGCACCTATTACAGCCTGTGCAGTCGCTGCATATGTCAATGTTGGAATTAATACTCGTGAGTTTTTTGGTAAATCCAATGCTAACATAGTTGCATGCATCGCAGCAGTGCACGAACTTGTAAGTTGAACATCTGCATTATTGTAAAGACCACTGATGAATTTTTTTAATAGTATTTCATGTTGACCACGATAAACTTCACCATATTGCAACGTAAAATTTATATTTTTTAAAACAAGTTCTTTATTATCACGAAATTGTTCTGGTAAATCGCTAAAATTTATCATATAAGTTTCTGTATACCGTTTTCTAAATTAAACTTTGGCGTATATCCAAGATACTGTACTGCCTTACGAGTATCCATGGCACCACGTTTTGGCATATTAAATGGTACACCATCACCATACACGATTTCACTTTGTGTGTTGGTCCAACCCTTGATAATGTCAATTGCGTCTTGCAGCGTTCTTGCTTGACCATAACTTACGTTGGCAATTAAATTATTGGTATCAAACATTGCAGCATTGGCAATTGCCTGTGCAGTATCTTCTACATAGGTAAAATCAAGCGTAGCATGTGGATCATCTACATGAATTGGTTCTTGATTTGCTGCAGCCTTTGCCCATTTAGAAATAACACGATTGCCATCATCACGATTGCCATATACAGCAGTTGGACGAATGATTGTCCAACGTTTAGCAATAACTCTGACTAATTGCTCACATTCTTGTTTAGCCTTACCATAATCATTGATTGGTTTTAATGGCGCATCTTCACTAATTACACCGCCCCAATCACCATATACCATGCTGCTAGAAATATAAACCATCTTGGCATTTGGATATGCAGTCAGTAAATGCGTCGTGCTTTGAACAGTGTTGCGCCAAGCAGCATAATGGTCTTTGGCAAAAGTTGCTTGATTTGGCTCGCCTGCAAGATGAACAATCACATCTACGTCTTGAATGATTGTGCTAGCACAATCCGCATTAACCCAGTCATCATATGCAAATTCCATATAACGACCACGAGCAAGATATAAGTTAGTGTTAATAAAACGCAAGTCATCAATGATAGTAACCTCGTGACCACTATCTTTAAGACGTTTTACAACATGATGTCCAATAAAACCAAAACCACCTGTTACTAATATGTGCATGTTAGACCGCCATTTCTGCTGCGATTGCTGGATGATGTTTATAATTCATCAAACGAATATCTTCTATTTGTGCTGACCATACATCTTTAACATCACTTAAATCAAGGTGAGGAAGCGCATATGGACGACGAGCGATTTGTTCTTTGACCTGTTCAATGTGGTTATTATAGATATGAACATCGCCAAATGTTAGGATAAGTTCACCTACCGATGCACCAATTGTCTTTGCAATAAGATGAGTTAAGAGCGCATAACTTGCAATGTTGAATGGAACACCGAGAAATATATCGGCACTGCGCTGATACATCTGGCAACTTAAAACATTATTACGGATATAAAATTGTGCAAACATGTGGCATGGTGGCAGTGCCATCTCTTTTAATTCAGCAGGATTCCATGCTGTTAAAATATGCCGACGACCAGTGGGATCACGCTGCAACCCATCAATGAGTTCCGCTAACTGGTCAATTTCACCATCATTTACATCACGCCAATGACGCCACTGTACACCATATACACGGCCCAAATCGCCATGATAAAGAGAATTTGGAAGCCAATAGCCTGCGTTAGCATTTGCAGTCCAAATGGTTTTCTTTGCTGCATCTCTTGTGCCATATTGTATCTCTGCCAATCGTCGCTCATCACCGCTTCCCTCAATAAACCATAACAGTTCACTTACCATAGATTTCCATGCTAATTTTTTGGTTGTTACTGCTGGGAAACCATAAGCAAGATTAAATCTTAACTGCTCGCCAAACATACTTAGCGTACCAACGCCAGTTCTATCTGTGCTTTGGATACCTTCTAATAAAATTTTTGAACATAGTTGATTATAATTTTGCATGTCGTTTCCACACCTGAAATATTTTATCTTTGCCGTAAGTTTCCCAATCCATTTGGAAATTATGTAGTAATTCTACCACATCTACACTTACATCGCAATTATAATTATCATCAAATGTGGTCAAATATATCTGTTCAAATAGGTGTTTGGTGCTGTCAATAAGTTTGGCACCACCTATAATCCATATATCTTTGTTGGGATTGTTTGCTTTTATAACGGAAATACTTTGTTCAATATAATTGCCATGAATGATAGTATGAGCATCACGAAAACTATCAACTGATCGATTTGTTACAACGCAACAATGACGATCTGGCAAAGGCTTGGGCATTTTTGGATCAAGCCATGTGTTGCTGCCCATAACAACAATATGTCCTTTGGTGTTCGAGGAAAACCATTGCATATCTTGCTTGTCATGTGGCCATGGCAGTGAGCCATTTTGTCCAAGCCCACCGTTCTTATCTACCGCAAAGATTGCTTTAATCATTAGTCCAATAACTTATTTGTTTTTGGTTCAACTTCATCTGCAATGGCAGTTAGGTTAATATGAAAGTCAACACAATCAATATCATCGTCGTGGATATCTAAAAAATCTTCAATGTGGCTTTCAATTTCATGCAATTTATAATTATTATTAATCATATCAACTACATCAAATGTTGTGACATTATCATTTTTAAATAACACAACTACTTCTTTAATGAACCTGATGGGAACATTTGTAACTTCAATACTTGAAATTAAATGTTCCCACCGTTCATAAAAATCCTCGCTGAAATTAAGATCAGACACGAGTTACTGTCTTAGCGGTCTTTGTCTTAGTGACCTTTGGCGCTACTGTCTTTGCCTTTGCTTCTGGTTGCTTGTCACCAGCAAGATTACTAATCTGCTGCTGCATTGCTTGCATAGTCTGCATCATCTGCATCATGACAGCAGTCATGTCAGGCTGTGCTGGCGCAGCAGCAACGGGTGCCACAACTTCAACAGGAGCCTTGGCACCGTTCATTTCATTTAGGCTTACGCTTTCTGCAACCTGACTGTCTGTAAGTGCATCCTTTGATGGATCAGCATAACCTTGCTTATTTTCCATACGATCAAGACGTGCAATCGCATCTGGTCCCTTGCCAACTTCACCTAGCAACTTGGTAAGTTCATCAAGACGCATGCTGCTCTTGCTATTTGGTGTAACCATTACGTTTGCAGCAGGAACACGCTTTAGATAACCTTCGCCACTTAGTGCTTCTAGCATGTTATTGCCATCTGCCATCATGCGACGCTCTAGGATATCACGAAATTCCCATGCTTGCTGACCTTCGTCACTTTCAAGAACCTTCATGATGTCATCATGATACTTGCTTGGCATAATTTCACTATAGATAACCACTGCCATATGTGACTCGTCGCCACTTAGTTGACGTTGAACAATGATAGCCTTCTTGCTATTAACTGTTCCTACGTGTTTGAAAAAACTCATTGACTTACTTCCTCTGTTGGTTGTTCTGCTGCTGGTGTGCTAGCAACAATAAAGGCTTTGACCTTATCATATAGTGCACCAACGCTGCTTAATTCTTCTGCACGAAATGCACCACGTTGCGACACAACTTCTACAATTTGAAGAAGTGAAGCAATGTCTGAAATTGCAAGATTGGTTTGTACAGTTGTGTTTGTTTCGGTATCGCTCATAGTATTCTCCGTAATTATATATGTATTTAACTCAAACAAAGAAGGGCTAGAAATTTTCTAGCCCTTTATTATCAATCTTCGTAGTAGGCGTGGATGCCAAATGGTGGTTCAATGGTCTTGTTATACTTGTTATGGATAATCCACACCGTATCACAATAGTTTTCATCGCCCCATGAACCATATGGTTCGCCATCAGTGAACACGATGAACAGTTTAGGCTCAACGCCTTCATGTTTCATCCACGTCCAGTTGGCATCAAAGTCAGTGCCGCCAAAACCTGCTGGTTCATAGTTTACAAGGTCATCACCTGTTGAAGTATCATAATCTTGTGGGTTATGAACAGATGTATCAAAACACCAAATCTTTACCTTGTAGTCATCATATGACTGCATGATACCGTTGATTTCACCAAAGAAATTATTCAACTGCTCTTGACCAATAGAGCCACTAGTATCAATTGCAACGCAAACATCAATTGCTTGATCCTTGCGCATGTTAGGCAGAACAAAACCCTGTGAGAACATCTTCTTGTTAGGAATAGTCCACGTGTAATCATTCTTAACCGTAGACTGGATTTGTTGTGTGATAAGTTCACGCCAGTTGATCTTGGGTTGCGTGAGTTCATTGATCATGCGCTTGATATTGCTAGGTGTATTGCCAGCACCAGCCGATGCTGCAGCAGCAAGCATAGCTTCCTTAAACTCGTCCTTGACAGCCTGACGTTCTTCTGGTGTCAGCGGGTTAGGGCGACCGTTGCCCTTGCCATCCTTGTCATCCTTATCACCACCGCCACCCTTGCCTTGTGAACCATCCATATGTTCGTCAAGCAACTGGTCAAGCAAATCTTCAATGTTGATCTGCTTGGCATTCTTGATAAGGTCATCATAGACCTGTTCAAAGTTCCACTCGTCATACTTGCGATCATAAAGAACAGGCACAACCGTAATTTTTTGACCAAGGTTGTACTTGATGCAATCGGCATTGACAACATAGTCCATGGCAATGTTGGCAAGGTCACGGTTGTAACCACGACCACGGTTCATATGGTCATAAGCGCAATGAAGCAACTCATGGCAGAACAAGAACATCATTTGATTGGTAGGAAGTTTAAGGATAAACTCACTGTTGTAGTAGAAGTGACGACCATCGGTAGCAGCAGTTGTCAACCAACTGTCAGCGTTCTTAAGAGTAAGACGCATGGCAAGATTGCCAAAGAAGGGTTGCTTAAGCACAAGGGCAATACGAGCCTTTAGAATAGCCTGACGTGCTGCTTCGTCTTGAACCGCATCAATTGTCTCGCTGAGTTTGCCAGCACCTTGTTTGATCTTAGCCATAATCATGTTCTCCAATGTTTATAACTTATAATAGCATAATATAGTGGTTTGTCAAGAGAAAAAAATAGGGGAGCAGTTGCGGCTGCTCCCCTATAACTCGCCCTCACTGATGGAGAACGATGGGGCGAGAATTAATCACGCACAGCGGCGAGGATATAGTCACCGTTCTTTGCATGGTAATCCTTGTAGTTCTTCAAGCGGCTAGTCTTCATAGGCAACTTGTAGTTACGAAGGATAGTAGCAAGCATCATGACTTGCAACTCAGTGTCCATGTTATCAAGGTAGAAACGGAACACATTGTCAAGTTCTTCGTGCCATGCAACGATATCGTTTTCTTTCATACGCTCGCCACCACGCTTGTCAAACGAGTCCTTCAACTCATAGCAGCAAGAGACCGTGAGAGAGTACTTGGCACCAATTTCTTTGGTACGCAAATCCTTGACCTTACCGCTCAGGATGTCACTGGGGTTAGGCATTTGGCTTGCAACCTTACGATGGGCAGCAAACTTGAGTGCAACACCTTCGCCAACCGTACCAGACACAAGGTCATTGAGTTCGGTATCGTTAAGGTCTTCTTGTAGCAACTCGCTGACAAACGACCATGAACGAGGCGTAGCAAACGATGCACCGCTTGAGCGAGGATCAAAGTTGAACAAGTCGTTCTTGTTACAAGTGACATACGCAACCACATCAGGATTGATGGCATGGTTGATAGCCCAATCATTCCACGACTCAAAGTCAACACGCAAGTTCAAGTGAACAAAACGGTTGGCAAGTGGCGATGGCATACGATAGACTACACCACGGTCAGTGTCACGGTTACCAGCAGCAACGATAACAACATTCTCAGGCAACTCATAGGTGCCAACACGACGATTGAGAACCAACTGGTAAGCAGCAGCCTGTGTTGCTGGTGCAGCACTGTTCATTTCGTCAAGGAACAGGAATACTACAGGATACTGAGCAGCCTCTTCCTTAGAAGGAAGATCAGGCGGAGCATTCCACATAGCATTGCCAACAGTAGGATTATAGTAGAGAACGCCCTTCAAGTCGGATGGGTCCATGAGTGCAAGACGCAAGTCATACAACTTACCACCCATGCTTTCGCAAAGGTCTGCAACGAGTTCGGACTTGCCGATACCAGGCGCACCCCAAAGGAATACAGGACGCTTGCGACGAGCGCAAACCATAACCTCACGCTTTGCAGCAGCGAGGGTAACCGTGCGCACTTCTGAAAGTGCATTGTCAGTGTTCTTAGCCATTGTGTTTCTCCATCAGTTGACTATAATTTAATATAGCATATTATTTGTAGTTGTCAAGCACTTTTTTACAGCGCACCCGTCCAACGGATGCAGTCAAGTTTACCCTCAAGAACATTGCCACGAGCAAAGTTCATAGCAGGAGCCTTCCAAGAGGCAGGCTTCAAGATATCGCCAGCACGGAACTTGCCACCATCCTTCTTAACCACGAAAGAATGCACCGAATTACGCTGAACAATCTTGAAATACTTGCTGCCTTCTTCAATACGGAGTGAGGCATTATATTCTTCAATCATCTTGGCGACGATTGGATCACTGGTGCGATTGCCATTCCACGCAAGATAATCGGCTTTTGACTTTTCAATGATAGCGGCGAGACCAGATTGCATATCCATGGGAAATCTCCGTTGCTGTTTATATTATAACAATAACACAGAATTAGGGTATGTCAAGCACTTTTTGGTTTATTTAACATCATTTCTTTTATAAGAAATTTGGCGATATTTAACTGCTGACGGATAAATTCATCAACATTTGGGGACGGAATTGATGAATTTTTTCTATCCATCATTTCCTGACAATCGGAAAGGATACTCATGACAACCATTTCCGTGCCAATCACTTTGGCAGAGAGGCTGTTGATATATTGGTCACGGATATCGGCTCTAGACATGCCGTAGCAGATTTGTTCAGAATTCGTCATGTGTATCTCTCCATTGCTTATATTACTAATATAACACAGATTTAAAGGCTGTCAAGCACTTTTTATCAGATAATTGAACCATCGTGGTAAAGACGGTTAAACTCACGAATAGCAAAATAGTTAATTCGCTTACCAGTTTTAGTAGGAACTTTACCGCCTGTGACAATACCATATTGGCGACCACGCTCATAGCACCACTGTGCGGCACCGTGAGAAGCAGTTTCCCACTTGTCATAATCAGGATCAAATGGACGACCTGCTACCGCATCTTGTACACCTTTGGTAAAATAACGGTTATGAAGGATAGTGGAAATCTTAGCCTTACGGGTGCTTACTTGTGCCATTTTGCCGCTCCATTGCTTATATTACTAATATAACATGGATTTAGGGGTTGTCAAGCACTTTTTTTGATCCGCACATAGTGCAAACGGGTCTGATTATTGTCATCATGCTTGTGAATTCGAGCCGAAACAGCGATAATATCGCCCCGTTTTAACTGTTCTGCGAGCGGAAAACAGACTAAATTCTGGTCAGCAGTAAGGGCGGTATGATACCATTTGTTATAGTTGGCACTATAAACCGCTGATTTGATGGTCAAATCTGCTTCAATATTGTCGCCAACCTTGCCAATATGACGGCTAGTTTCGCCAATAATACGCAGTTCATCCTGCGCTTTTTCACGCCCAATTGCGTTAAAATAGGAGTTAGGAACGCTGGCAACTAGTGCCAAGGTCTTGAAATCCTTAGCATTAATTGCTTTTTGTTCTGTCAACAGCACTAAGTTTTTCCAATAATCGTGGAGAGTGCCAGCAATAAGTTCAATCATTTTGCTATCAAGATACTCTAGAATTTGATCAGCAATTTCAATGTCTTGTGGCAAATGGTCAAAGTTTACCATATCTGGATTGAGAAATTCACGCATAAGTGCGCCGTTAGAAAGTTCACCTTCCTTGGCATCATAACGTTTAATATACTTTCCATTAACCCGTTGGGCGGCTACGGCGGCGGTCATGGCATCTTTAAGGGAAATCGTATCGTTGTCGGACATATGCCAGTTCTCCATTTCGTCTATATTATGAATATAACATAGAATTATAGTATGTCAAGACATATTTTGAATGGCTTGCCCCAAATTCCCACCACATAGTTCTAACATCACAGAGAGTTCACCGTCCATGAGGAATAGTTCGCCCTTACTCATTTGATAAAACCAAGGATGTGCATGATAACGATCCATTAGCACTAATTCTTTGCCATTAATTTGATATTTTCGTCTATCAATCTGATGTTCATAAAATTTGTAACCAACATTCCGCATCAATTCAAATGCAGTATTATTGAGCCTGTATCCAAAGTTTTTGTTATTATTATACCAATAAAGAATATAGATATTTTTTTGATTTATATGAGGAACAAACGCATCTTCGCCATGAGCAAGATGAAATAATTCGTGTGTCCACTCTTGTTTAGATTTTGGTTCCATTTGCCACTATGGGGTAAATTACTGGCCCACTATTGAGCAACACTACGCTAAACTTATTGGTTTTAAACTGAATGTTAAGTTTCTTGCAAAGATTGATTGCATGGCCAGGATTAGAAAAACTTGTTTTCTTATACTTTGGTCCAGCGTAAGTAGCAAGCATACTTGTTGTTTTAAAGTTAATAGGTTTGTTATCTAAGAAAATAGCCCAAATCCCTTCACTTGCTAAGATTTGATCACTCTTATAATTTGCCTTATTAGTAACTTCTAATAGAATATTTGGCTTTGGTCTACTCATTGATTGTATCCATACATAATTATTTATCTAATTATATAGGGGTATTAAAAACTTTCGCCAACAAGTTGCACTTCAATAACTGCATTTTCTGCATTTTCTCGTAGGTCTGCAATTTCATTTTGCAATTCCATAAGATGTGCCAACAAATCGGTTAGTTCTCTGGTAAGATTTAAGATGGTTTCTTTATCAATAATCAAACCATTATTGTTTACATTTTGACCACGGTTAACAAACTCACGGATATAGTGCGTATTAGGCTGTCTCATTGTTCATGATCCTTAGACGCTCTTGCTGTTCTAACTTAGTCTTGAATGGACCCTCATACTCATACCGCTGTAACGTGATTAACTTTGGCATAAACTCGCCAACAAATAGTTTGTTATACTTGACAATATAATAACCAGCACAATAGAATGAACTGCTTTTATCATTTTTAGTGTATAGCGGAAGTCTAAGTTTTACATTCCATAGTGTATTATGTGGAGTGTGGTTTGTGGGAAAACCATATACTTCACCATCAACGGTCTTAGATTTTAATTCACGAGTTCTGCGAACAATAGAGATATTTTTCTTCTCTACCATTTCTGCCATAGAAGGAAATACTTCTACAACATCACTAACGGTGCAACGAACGCCACTCGTAGTTTGCGCAATGTTTCCAATGCGTTCACCCGCATCGTTTTCAATAATCCAAAAACGATTTTCTACAATGTTTTTAGCCTTGAGTATCATCTTTTATTTTTCCTTCGATCATGTCAAACAACGAATTATATTCACTACGAACTTCAATAAACGAAGCCCAACCAATTGCAGCAACGATATCCATTAGAACACGATCTTGGTCAAGGTTCCAATAGTGAAAAATCTCATATCCAAAGAAAATGAGAATTACCCATGGAAAGTATTTTACAAAAAAATTACGCATGTGTGGTATCCTTTACAAGTGATTTGCTTAAAATGTCGGCAAGTGATGTAACGCTTTCACTTATCCGATTGAGTTCATATTTTGCACAGAATTTGATCAACTGTGTGCCAATCTGTGATTTGGTTTTTGGTTCTACTGCGAGCAACGCCACATCGATTGCATTGCGAATATCTTCTGGTTGAGCAGTAAGGTCAACAAGGACACGGTTCTCTTCATAACGGTCAAGCACACGATGTTCTACACCATTATGGTCAACCCACCGCTGCAACATCATATTGTTCCATGCATAACCCTTACGGCTGCGGTCAGCATATGCTTCTTCTAGTCCAACCTTCTTCTTGGTTCCTTTGCTGCGAACACCAGGATAAGCACTCATGATATGGTCAGTAGGATCGCCACGCATACACTTTTCAAATAGTACAAACTTAGGATCACCAACGGTCTTGCGTTCTTTGGTTTTCTTATCAACAACAGGCTTGCCATTGTCATCAAAGAAACCTTCTAGGGTAATATAGTTATTGGTTAACCCATTATAAATGGTAACCTTGTCGCTTAACAACTGGTGAAAGTCGCTGTCATTGCTAAAGATAATATGTTCATCATTAGGGTGAAGTGCAGTCCAACGAGCAATAACATCATCTGCTTCTGCTCGTTCTACACGAATAACACTGCAATTAGTGCGTTCATCAATCCACTTGGTAAACTCTGCATATACTTCCCAAAACTCTGCATCTTCTTCGGCTTCACGAACGCTCATCTTGTTCTTAACAACCTGACGATTTGCCTTATAGGTTGTATTGTGATCCTTGCGCCAACTACGAGCCTCAAGTGCAAATATAATATGGTCAGGCTTATGCAAGCGATGAACCTTGAGAAGCCCTGTAAAGGTAATATGTAGTGCAAGACCAAGTTTGGTCCATGTATCTGCACCACGAGGAACACTGTGACGTGCACGTGCGAATAGATTTGCTGTATCTACGAGAAGATATTTCATGATACTAATATAGTCTCTTATTGGAGGATTGTCAAGTATTAACTTATTTCGCTGCGACCATCGCCAACATCACGACGATTTACATAGCGAGAGCCATCTGTGGTTGTTGGCGGATTGGCTGGTGGTGGATTGCTTGCAAGAATGTTACGAGCAACATCATTTAACCACGCATCTACAAGTGCTTCTGGATTGACGCCATTGTAGCCATTCTGGCGTAGCATTTCAATAAACTCTGCATTCCAATCAAGTTCCATACTTCCAACTTGTGGATTAGCAGGATCAAAGTCAAACTTAAGAACACGAACTTCTGGTTCAACTTCTGGTTGAGTTTTTACAACAGGTTCCTCAACAACCTTTTTAACACGAGGCTTACGTGGTTTCTTGGGCTTTGGTGCTTCACTAGTTTGAGTAGAGGCTGGTGGTGCGCTTACTATTACAGTAGTGGCGTCAGCGTCGTTATTTTTTGATTTACCAAATAATTTATCGAGGAATCCCATATTATACCTTATTGTTGATAGCAGCGTTTCTGGCGACCCATATAGTTGCCCCATTGATCATATACTGGTTCAAGGCGGCAAAATACCTGTGGTTGATATGGTTGACCATAATACTGCTGTTGGTTTTGTTCAGCCATGCCGCCCAAAATACCACCGATAATAAGACCACCAACCATCGGAGCAACCCAATTGTTACCACCGCCACCACCATGATAATGACCATAATCACGACGATCACGCCATTCGGCATGCGCTGCCGTTGCTGAAATTAATGTTGCGGCTGCAAGTAGGATTGCTAGGGTCTTACGCATGGTGGTTCTCCAATTGACTATAACCAATATAACATATTTATTGGCTTTGTCAAGGGTTAATTTAATCTATTTTTCGCTTCAAATTCCGCAATAACTTGTTCAGCATTGCCGGTTAACACCGCATAAGTTTCTTCTAAATCTTCAATTTCTGGTGCTTCAGTTTCCAGATACTCATAGATTTCAGCAATAGGAATCTTGTCTCTGCCTAATGCAGTTTGATCCCTAATGTATTTTAATATAAGATATTCAACTTCTTCTTCGGTAATGTCAATCTCTAAAAATTCTTCTTCGGTCATTAGCGACTACTCAAAATGTATTGAACGATGATTTCACTTAACCGCTCACCTAGTTCTTCACTATCATTGATAACATGAAGTTCATTAAGACCACGATCTTTACGATCATCATACCGATGAAACTCTACAATGTAACCACCATTGGCAACATGTAGTTTCATATTGATACCATCGGCACCAATTTTGTTTGAATTTATTAATCTTGAATTCTCACCAGTATAAATCAAGTTGTGCTGTGCTTTTTGTTCTGCTTCCCAAGCCCTCTTTGCTTGTTTTTGAAACCACTTATCAAACAACTTCATTGGAATCGCCTTTCAATATCATCTTCTCTACAAGCCTCGCCATATTGTGTTTCAATAATAACAAGTGGTTCCTTGCCAATATTAATAACTTGGTGCCAGTTACCAACTGGAATTTTAATAGTTTCATTTGCCTGTAAAACTTCGGTTCGGTCATTATACATTGTATCGCTATGATTTGTAACAACTCTGGCAACACCACTTTGCACAACCCAAAACTCACTGCGCTTGCTGTGCTTTTGATAACTCAAGCAATGGCTTGGTTTTACAACCAGTTGTTTTACTTTAACATTGCCAGTATCATATAGGATTGTAAAATGTCCCCAAATTCTTTCTTCACTAATCATTATACTTCTCTCTTTGCATAGGTAATTTCATGGCAGCAAACGCTGCTGCTTCATTATTATGAAATTGTATATGAACCTTGTCTAAACCGCAAGTTAAAAATGAAAAATCTTCACCATATCGGTAACCTGCTTCGCCCAAGGCATTGCAGATAATACAAGCAGCTTCTACATCCTGATAGTTGGCGTTGAGTGCACCGCCTTCTCCGTTGTATTCTGGTCCAGTATTGTATCTGGTTCTATCAGTAAGTGCTTTGCTTGGAAATTCAAGTATGAGGGGTTTTTTTAACATGCATATGCCAACATAAAAAAACTTACATGTTCTTCATCAGCAAACATAACAGGTAATTCCTTACCATTATCAAGTTGAAGAAACACATAATCTTGACCATTGCGTAGTCCATAACGATTAAAAATCTCTTTTAATTGTTGCATTGCTATGCTACGCTTGTTCCACAGCCCATATCTAGGCCCACCGTTTAACGATGCAAGTGGAAACCTTGCTATCTTAGATTCATCTTTATTGTAAAATGACGTATCTAGATTTGGCACTGGCAAGTCCCGTTAATTAGTGAGCAGTTGACTGAGGACGCTCTGCAAATACAGCAGCATCCACGTCCCAATTATTTTTTACATATTCATTACGACGCAGTTTTTCAAACTGGTTGAATGGTGTATTACGACGGTAAAGGTCGCTTTCATCAAACCTGTATCCATAGTCTCGGCAGAAATCACGATAGTTCTCCAAATCACGGAAAACACGGGCTACATTTGAATTATTAATCATTCGTTTTTCTCTTTTTTATTAGAGGTTAATATTATTATGGACGACTTGCCAGTGCCATAGTTTTTATATTAGACTAGTTTCTTATCTTTGTCAAGTAAATTATTATAATGATTTATAGCATCTTGGAGACGTATCACACTTTTTTCGGTCAAATATACATCGTCCCACACCAATTCTGTTCCAAAAATATATTTTAAGGCTGACCAGCAACGTTTAAAAAAATTCTTCCAATTATGTGCCTGAATTTCAATGATAAAATCAGGTGCCACATCATCCCAATCAAATACTGTTACACGAATAATATGTTCTGGTGCATGACATTCACATTCAAGAAATACTGCTTTATCACTAGGTTCTAACATTGATTATGCCTTTGCGGGTAGAAGATATTCATACTTAATAAGACCGCTGTCAACAGTAATTTTGGCTACGCCATCATCACTAAACTGAATACTCTTATCGCCATGAAGATTAAGGATTGATAAGAATAAACCAACTGGCCACGACCAATTCTTGGTAAGTTTGCCGCTAATACCACTTTGGAATACAAAGTTACCAGCATGAGTTGAATGGTCACCAAAATAGAATTTTAGATCGGTGCCTTCGGTCTTTACGGTAAACATCTTTTCTTCGCTGTTTGCCTGACTTTGAAACTTAAGGCGTTGAATGTTGGTAACGCTTGGCTGCATGGTAATATTCCAATTGGCACCCTTAAACTTAACAGTCTTCAACTTTTCATTGACAGTTTCAGTTGTCATAAAACGATAATCGTTCTTGAAATCACCTGCAGCATTTTCAAAATGCAAACCAACTGGAACAACATCGCCATTACGAGGTTGAGTTACCACTGTAATTGTTTCATTCTCTTTATATTCAGGAATGTTAATAATAGTATTGAGTTTTGTCAAATTTGGCATACCGAATACACCGCTAAATGCTGCATTAACAGTGTTAAATGTTGCATTAAGAATAACGCTGCGGTCATCGCTTACGCTTTCAATAACCGTGCTTTGGTCCGTGCCAGTTACCTTGATCGTATCGATAACGCCAAGTGCTTGTGTATGCGCAACGATATCTGTGAGAAAATCTTTCATGTGTTTTTACCTTTTCTTTGATTATACTAAATGTTTGATTAGATGTCAACTATTTCTGCAACACTACCACTTATTTTTATTCTAGGTGGAACATCGCCTGGCTTCTTAACGATAATATAACTACTACGTGCTTGTTGAATCTTATAACTGTCTAATTCAAAACCTAATTTTACTAATTCATTGATTAAATTTTTATAATCAATTACACCAAAATCTAGATTAATATTATATCGTATTGCCCATGCCTCATCATGTGGAATAAAATTAAAGATAAATTTCCCACCACTGTATAACAACTTGTAAATTTCTTTTGCCCATGTATGAATATACCATTCATCGCAATAGAAAAATTCATTGAAACAATAAACTAGTCCAAATGATTCTTGGGGAAGATGTGATACATCATAATCATTTACTGTATATTTTAACAGTCTACGATTTTCATAGAAATCATTTTGTAATATATTTCCTGCTTCATCACAAATCTCCATATAACGATCTGCAATATAAAGTGGTTCTGCTGCTACTGCATACGGTAAAAATTGTCCAGTGCCTGGAAATAATTCTAATACAGGTATATTTTGTGCAATGTTTGCGGTAATTGTTCCAAGTAAATTTTGAACATCATCTTCATGAAGTTTATTAATTGTAACAAATTCTCGGCGCATGTCCAAATCTTTTATAAGCAAATTATCAGTCATTAACCGACTTTTTGCCAACATACGCATTTTAGCATATTGTAAAGTATCATCCAATTCAAGCAATAGTTTATCAAATGCTCGTAGCGTGTTCGTATAATTTCCATGCGCAGTTCCAAAACTTTCGTAAAATCTACGATGTTTTATGATATCTTCATACATTTCAAATGATTGTGTAATATCCATGGCAATTATTCCTCAAACGCAAATAGGCTAGTAAATGTATTGGTAATGTTGGTTGTATTGGTGATATCCCAATCCAACACGTCAAGCAGATTTTCTACCTTCTGTGTAACGATTGTATCTTCCATTAGGTCTTGGTCAAATGGCATATCCTTAAACCATTGGGGAATACGTGATTCATCGGTTGGATAGCCAATGCTGGTTAACCCAAGCGGATTATCACGCAGTTTACATACAATAGTCTTCATACCATCCGTAATCTCAATTGAGCGAGAATCACTGTGCATTTTGCGGAGATTATTCCAGTTAATCGCCGCACGAACGTGACCTGGCATATTAGCACGACCCTGCTTCTTTTCTAACGCACCATAATAGGTAAGTTTGTTAACACGCTTTGGTGTTCCTTTTTCCCAACTTGGTAGGTCTTTGAAGATATATTTGAACTGACGAACTTCTTCAATGATTTGTTCACGACCTGCACCATCTAAAACTTTTTTCAAGATGTCAGCAAGAAAGTCTTGAACAACCTTTGGAGTATCCGACCGTTTAAGGTCAAGCCCCATTGCCTTCATCTTGCCAGTTTTGCCGTCCACATCAAGACGTTTGTTTTCAAGATCATAGATAAGAACTGCATATCGTTTCTTGGTAATAAACAATCCACGAGATGCTACAAGTTCACGACCACCCTTAATGATGGCACCAAGTTCTGGTGTAGTATGAAATGCTTCATACATGAACTTTGGAAAGGTTAAGTTTACTTGGTCACCAATGGAATCATATAGTTGAACACAAACTTCCTTGTTCCATTCCATACGCCCACTTTCAACTTCATCTTTAATTGCTGGCCACGCAGTGAAATATACCGAATCGGTATCACCATAGATAATGCTTTCACCAAGATGGTCATATGTTCCCATAATCAACTGATTAACGGTGGCATCCATATGCTTTGCAATCGTGCGACCACACAACGTAGTGCTTTGACCGATGCGTTGGTCAAAGAAGCGACAGCCTGCGTTAAGAATAGCGCCATAGAGTGAGTTCAAGTTAATCTTCTTAACCAACTGACGCTTATCCCAGAACGCAATTTCCTTTGCATCCTTGGCATCTTTCTTCTTGGCTTGCAATTCTTTACGCTCACTATACCAACGCTCAAGCAAACTTGGAATAATACCCTGATGCTCAAGATTAAAGATAGTTCCATTGGCACTTAATGCCCATGGCGCATAGTTGTCAAAGATCATGTCATATATCTGTGCGGCACTATAAACTTCGCTCTTGCCATCTGCCCATTCAATTGTAATTTCCACACCAATGTCTCGGCGCATAACTGCTTCGTATTCAATGGAAGCAAATAGTCCTTCCCATGCAGCGGCAATACTTTTGCCTTCATCAAGTTTAGCGGCAAGATGAGCATCTGTCATAACAGGACGCAACTGTCCAACAATAGTTTCTGGACCCATGTTAAGTGCACGAATCACACTTGGATACAGTGAGTTAATATCAATTGCGCCAATCCAATCATGCAATCCTTTCTTTGGATATGCAACATAGGCACCAGCAACCTGAGTATTGATTTCATCACTACGTGGACGACGATTAGGAACCACCATGCCACGACGATGCGCTTCATTAATAATTGCCTGATCCGTCACCGCTACTGCGCCCATAGTTGTTTGCAGCAACACTGTATTATCGTGGGCAATTTCATTTGCTAGATCAAGGAAGCGAAGTTTCTTATCTAGTTTATTGAGAAGCGCAACGTCCTGACGAGAGTATGCAAGGAATGTCTCGTAATCACGGTTATACAACTGGTCAAGAGACCCTTCATATGCGGTTTTACGCTCATTCAATTCATATTCGCCAATGGCATCAAGGCTATAGGAATGGCGCTCTTCATAGGTATACTTGCGATACAACACCATATAATCAAGATGAACACGACCTACCAAGTCAAATGTCTTACTCATCTTGCCATACTTCTCGTATTCACGTTCTTTAGGAAACTGGTCCCAAAGACAGAAACGACGAGTATCATCCTTGCTCAGCACACGAGCAACACGATTAACAGTATAGGGAATATCAAATCCTTCGCTGTTCCATCCACTTAACACATCAGCATCATCGATAAGTTCAAGAAAAGTAAGCAATAATTCCCTTTCACTTTCAAAGTTGAAAGTGTTCTCAAACTTAGCAGCGATAGCATTGGCTTCATCCATCGTCATTGACTTTGGAGGTAGCGCAAGCGTTATTAACTGATCTAACCAGTCAAGATATACTGTAATAGCAGTAATCTTGGTGAATGGATCATCGGGGGTGCTGTATCCACGGACACTATCAAAGTCCGTCTCGATATCGAAGAAGGCTGTTTGAAGTTGTGGTGAATCTTTGCCAAGATAGTTGTTGGCTAAACAGCGAAAGATTGGATTAATATCGGCTTCGTAAATCTTCTTGTTGCTGTGAATAGCAAGTTCTTTACGAAAGTCCTTGCTACTACGGCATTTTACAAGTTTAACAGGCGTATCAAAGATACTCTTATGCGAACCATTTTGGTCATCGTAGTAGAATATATAATCTACGTCATAGTCTTTGTAGATGCGTTTACCATCTACTCGCTCAACAACGAATACTTTTTCTTTCTGTCGGTCGAGTAGTGCATCTACATATGCCATTATTGTTCGTTATCCAAGTTGTTAGTGCTGTTAAGAATGCTTTCAATAATATCAAGGTCTTCACGAGCCTTGTCAAAGTCACGCTTCTGTGCCATCTTAATTGCCTTCTTAAGCAGATTTGGCTTGATATTCATTTCTTCTGCGATAGCACTAATAGTATCATTAAGTCCGCCTGTCAAAACCTCTACTTCGGTCATTACAGACATGCTTTCGCTCATCAATTGCTTAAGTTTCGTGCGTTCCTCTGCACTAAAGTTTCTCGTTGTCACTCTCTTCTCCTTGCTTGTAAAGTTCTAATAGGGTATGGTATTGTTCATAGGCATCCTTTAGCGTAGGATACTTTTCTGTGAAATATGGATCATCTGCGATAATCATCATCTTATCTGCAATCATCATAACAGTTTTATACAATTTATCAAGGTTTATTTCATTGTGATTAGTTCTAATAATTGCATCACCTTTATCTTGTGGTGTAATTTGCAATTCTTTACCCATTATTGATACTGATGGACTTCCAGTAGTCCCCCAACTCATAGAACCGCTATTTGTTAGATATCCAGCGCCACCGTTACCACCACCACCGCCACCGCCAGAAATTGTATAGGTTGTAGATGAACCAATTGCACCAACAGCACCAATTTGGGTATAAACTGTATTAGATTG